GATATCTTTAGCTATACGTTCTCTTGAAGCAATTTCTTTTAACTTAGTTGCATTCTCCATAAGTTTTAAAGCGTTCTCTTCTAAGTTATTTCTATGTTCTTCAACTAAAGAAACATCAGGATTTGCACCACTTTGTAATGTATTAAGATCACTTGCTAATTGCATTCCTTCTTTTATAAGTGCAACTTGAATATCAGTATAACTTGCTAGTTCATCACTATCATATTTATATTGTAATTCCTTATTAGCAATATCAGCATTACTCTGTTGAATCTGTAATTGAACTTGTCTATCTTGCTCTTGCTGCATAGCTAGTTTAGCATCCATTTCATCCATGATCTGATCTATATCAGCAAAGTTATCAGCTTGTAATAGACCAGAAATTGCTTTACCTCCAGCACCATTCTGAACAAATGGTTGAACTTGTTGTTTCATTACATTAAGTTTCTGTAATTCTGCTGCACCATTTCTTACGAATACACCAAAATCAGAATTAACATAACTTGTAGGATCAGCTATATTAAGGAAAGCTCTTTGTCCATTAGTTTTAACATATTGAGCAATCATACCTTTAGAGAAAGCAAACTTAGAAAGATCCATCATACATTCGTAATCTCTTCTTTCAAATTCCTCAAACTCTAAGAATAGTTCCTCACTAGATATATAACTAGCATTTAAAGCGTACTCACTAGTAGCCTTACCATCAGATGCATTCATCTGACCTTTACGTTGTCTATTAATACCGCAAAGTTCTTCATACTCTTGTTTAACTCCAGCTACAAGTTCTCCTGCTCTTAATAGAAATTCTCCTACACCAGCATCAAGATTCTTCATAGCTTGTACCATAGCTTGTGCATTAGGTCTTGTATCATCAAAGAACAAGAAACCGAATGACTGTACATAGTACATAAACTTTTCTTCATCCCATCCTTCTTTTTTAGGTATTAATCCAAGAGGAAATAGAATAACACTATCTAATGATTTAAGTAAGCTTCTCTCTGCTCTGTATTTAATGATGTTAACATTCTTTTGGAAAGCTTCACCTTTTCTTACTAATGACATTGGTCTAGTATGTCTTGCAAACATATTTCTACCATTATACAACAACTTAGCTTTCTGTGGTCTGTTATACTCTCCACGTTGAATAGGAATAGGTCTTGTACAAACATAGAACATATCAGCTATACAATATGTTTCCCATATTTCATCTACCCAATCCCAAACTACTTTATATTCATCTCCACCTTTGAAATCTTCATCAACATAGATATAATCTATATTACCAAACAAATCAAGTATTTCTACCTTACCAATCTTAGCTTGACTTCTCCATACAATATGATCTACATCATAATCTACAGAATGATATATATCTGGATTATTAAATCCAAGATTAGCAAACAATTGATGTTGAAGATTTATTTGATCACTACCACCGTAAGTATAAGCATTATTAGTAGCACTTCCACTAGAGTTGTTACTATTACTATCTAAGAACTCTTTAAGGTCTTTATTCTTTTTAAATTGTTCATCTTCACCAAATCTATCCCAAATCTCATTAATTGATAACTTATGACTTACCTTCTGTGCTTCACCATTCTCTATGAAATCAATATGTGGTGAACATAAGTATGACATATAAATAGGACTAATACTTTCATAATAAGTTCTATCTCTAATAACATCTCTATATGAATATACACAAGCTTGACATATCCAATCAAAGAAACCTTTTCTAAACTCTCTTGGAAGATCATTATAGTCCATGATATATTCAAGACTACTTTGTCCCATCTTAGTTATTTCGTCGGGCATTGATTGAACCCTCTTTGTTATATCTTCTAAAGAAGAAGTCATAGTCTCTTCTGACAGGGGTACACCTAAAGCAATACTTTGGTTAATGAATTGTTTCTGCAATTCTCCAGTTAGTAACTTCTTATGAAGTTCCATCTGACCAGATTGATGGTTATGATTCTTTGCATAAACAACTGGTGGAAACACTCTCTTTGCTTTCTCACCCATTAAAAGACTAACAACAGGAGAAATAATATCATAATTTCTCATTCTTGCTGGATAGCTCTTTAATTCCTTTCTAGTAGTATTAATAGGATCAGTAACATATAGATAATCAGCTTCATCTAATTCTCCATTAGCTAATCTATAGGCTCTCATTGCTTCTGCTTCATCTACGGCAGGATAACAAGCACTTCTATAGTAAGAACCTGATTGTTCTCCCCATTCATCATTCTTCTCTGATTTAGGAATCCTTTGTTTAGGCTTAATCGAAGAATTAGTTTTTGTTGATCTATTAGGATATGCACTCATATTATCGGAAGTGTATTTTGTTAAAGAAGTTTGAATTATAGTTTCTTGTTGAAGCAGTAGGCTCTATTTCCTTATATGCTAATTCGTTCATGTAATATGCTAATATACGTAATGCAGATATTCTATCAAAGTTACCACCTTCACTACGATACATACTTATTTCCTTTAATGTTGCAGGACAATAGATAGTATGAAGATTTAGCCTAATATTACCTTCTACATCTGTACCTCTTGGAGTAATTAACCAATCATTAAGATACTTATTACCTTTGTGCATTCTTAGATTCTCTTTACCAGAACCAATGTGCATACCAAAATGTCTACGTACTTTACTCTTAGGAAGATCAGCATCAAAAGCTAATTCAAACTCTTCTGATAACCAATCTAGTAATTTAAACTTCTTAGCATAACCTATTACATCTCCACGATCATTTTCAAAACCTATTTTAGCATTATAATATTGTGCTAACATAAATAGATTTCTATTATAATCATCTAGTGTTTTAGGTCTACCAAAATATGTAGCTACAATTCTATCTCCAGGAGGAGATAGTCTATTAGGTAACATATACACATAAGCTGCTCCTATTGATTCACCGTCTGTACTTTGATCAAATGCATAAGGATCATGAGCAATAATATAAAGGTTCTCCGGAACTCTACCTTCTTTCTTATAAGGTGCATAGTACTGTACAATACATCCCGTAAGATCATCCTTTATATTATGAGGATATTTGTCTATTGGTTTAAGATCAGGTTTAGGTTTAAACTCAATCCTACCATCTATATTTACTAACTCACCATTTACTCCAAAGTTAGCATATCCCATACTAACTATTTTGTGATACCATTCTATAGCTTCATTAGCTGGTAATGGACTATGAGTATTACGAAGGATAGCTTCTTGAGGTGTATAAGGCTTCTCAGCTTTTAACTGAATAATAGCTTGTCCATCAGGAGACTTAGCAGCTATTTCTCTTCTACTATCCCAAAATTGTTTAGCTTCTACTTCATTACTATTACCTTTCTCATCTTTATATCCTATACTTCTATAAGCTGGTGTGAAATATCCACATTTAGTTCCAGCCATTCCTTCATCCCATATATTACCATAACATCTAATGTTATAAGCCTCTGGACTATAGAACATCTTTTCCATAGCACCAAATTTAGCAGCATTAGATCCACCTGTACCAAATCCCCAGATTAATCCATAAGTAATACCATCTTCTTCAAATGATGCACGTAAAACGTTAAAGATTGTTTCAGCACTAGCAAGAGCACCATATTCTTCTACAAGACAAAGTTTACCACGTTTACCACGAGCTTTATCTACATCATCCATTGCAACTCCCATGACTTCACTCATGTAGCCTTCTTCTCTACCATCTATATTACAAGAGGCTCGGAAGTGCATATCATTAACATCTTTCTTAAAGTCACTTGCTTTACCAAAAGCATTCATGTATCTATTCTCTTGTGGATGTGGAAGATTAATGAAGTTTTTGTATTTCAAAAACTTCGTAAACAATCCATCACCTAAAAGAAATTCTGTAGTAGAAGCTAACATATAGTTCATACTATCAGGATACATGAAGTAGTTCTTTGCTGCTTTAGAAGCACCTTTATATGAAGCACCAACACCTCTAGGCTTTAACCATAGAAAATGTTGTCCATGTATTTCACATTGTTCTACTTCATTCCA